TTTAAAGTGTACGAAATATTGAATTTTATTTTTCTTTGGATCACCTACTTCGTAATTTCTTCTAATAGATAAAATCTCTCTTGAATTTTCTTCTAATGTTATGACGTAAGGTAATTTGATTCCTGTTGGCTCACCATCGGGCCCTACATCTTCAAATCCTTCTAAGTCTAAGTTTGTATGGAACTCTAAAATATTAAATACATCTTCTTCTCTTGCAGATTTACTTTGACCTTCTAGTTCTCTCTCTTTTCTTTCAACATCAGACTCATTTAATTGACCTGGTTTTAATTCTATGTCTCTATAAAAACCTGCAACTTGTTGTTTACGTAAATCATTTTCTGAAATTTTCAAAACATGAATGATTGATTCCGCATCATCTAATGAGGTAGCTGAATACGGAACGATCAAATCATCTGCAGGTACGAACTTTGATACAGCTCGTTGTTCTACCTCATCATAATAAACTTTTTTAAATGATGATCCTGCTAGAGGTAGATAAAATAACATTTGATCAAAATCAGGTTCATAATCTTTCATCTGATCCATGATTTGATAATTCATAAAGTCTTTTACACGTTGAGACTGTTGTTCTTTTTCAGGAGTTGGTAATCCTAAAATTTGAGTTCTTACTGGTCCTTCAGCGGGTAATAATTCTTTATAAGCTAGTGATTGAAATTGTGTAACGGCTTCTGCAAGAACAGGATGTGTTGCACCCGATGCTCCTTGAAATGGTTCTGTTCGATTGTCGTATTTAAATCCTAATAAATCTAAACCTTCTCTGTAAGTTCTTTCCCAATCTTTTCTTGAAGATTTATAATCTTGGTAGTTTTGATAAAGTGAACTTCCTAATCTTCCTAATACGTCATCAGGTAAATGGTCAGCTAAATTATCATAGTGACCTTCTCCACCTTCTACAGAAGCTACTGCTGGATCGTAATTAATATCTACTGATCCATCTTCATTTTCAGTTATCTCAACTGGATTTCCAGCTTCATCAAGTTGCTGTTGTTCTTCAACTTGCGCTTCTTGAACTTCTTCAGGCGAAGGTACGTTTACTGTTTGCTCTACGTTGGGTAATGCTTTGTCTATGTTGTCTGCCATTTATTTTCTCCGAAGGAATAGATTTAACACTATTATAATTAATATTCAAGCCTTGTGGCTGGGGTCCTGATTTAGGAGGTATTGTCTTTGTTAGCTTATTCATCTACAAAATCTTCAGATTCTCTCCAAGCATCATATTCTGCGTCTGCTCTACCTTCTGCTTCAATAACTCTTTTTTCTCCTGGAGTAAGTTCTTTCTTTTTAACTCCTGTTGTCCACTCCTCAAGTTTAGATGGTCCACCTAAAACATCATCAATACTGTCTACAAGTTCTGAATCAAACTCTACATCATCTGGTCCCATTCTAGAAGGTACGTTGTCAAAAACAGAAAAGTCTCCTGCATATTTTGTACCGTCTTCTAAAATAGAAGGTGGTTCATAATCAATTATATAAGGTTTTCCATATTCATTGTATCCTGATATTTCCCATCTTCCATTTGAATATTTGCCTATAGATACATCAGGTAAGTTTTTATTAGTTATCTCAACCAGATCTTCATCAATTTGTTTAAAAACAGAATTAGTATCATCTAAAATTTTAGATGCAAAACTTGGAAGCCATTCTGGCATTCTACTAGATGATTTACCTAACATTCTTATAGGTTTCATTTTTTCTACAATTTTAACTGCATCAACTATTCCTATGTATTTGGCTAAACCATAAACACTAGCTCCTCCAGTTATTTTTAAAAAGTCTCTTCGGTCAATTCCAGCTTTAGAAAGTTGTGTTGCTACTTCTTCAAAATCTACAGGATCAATTGGCTTACCTTCTCTAGAAGCTTTTAATATTTTATAAAGTTTGCTTCCACCATCTTCGATTAATTTAATGTAACCAGTTGCAGGTGCTACCATTTCTGCTCCAAGCTCTAATACATCACCTACTGCAATTGCTGATGGTCTTTCTTTCATAAGAGTTTCTTCACTTTTGTTAATTAACTTTTCTAATCCAAATTTTTCAGAAAGAGCTTGTGTTGCACTTGGCTCTATTGCTTTTGTAAATTGTTCAAACATTTCCATACTTGGTTTCTGTTGAAGTAGTTTTCCAATTCCAACACCTACTGCAGCAGGAACTTTAATCGCCATCTCAACTCCTGATGCTAAACCTTTTAATGCTTTTTGTGCATAGTAAGGAATATTTCTTGGATCAGCTGCTTGAGACATTCTTTGTACAAAACCAGCTTCTTGAAATTTTGCTCTTCCACCAGATGCCATTCCTATTCCACTAAATGACATTTGTTGTTCTGCATCATAACGCTCCCTTTCCTCTGGAGACATATTTTTAATTCGTTTAATTTCACCTTTAGCCCACTTACCATAACCATAAGCTGCTTCACCTAACAAAGAAGCAATTCCAATAGGAGAAGCTGCTCTTGCAATTCTAAGAGCCGTAGGTGCTCTCATTCCTAAATTTAAAGCTCTTTCAGCAAGACCTTTTACTGCTTGATTTTTTATTTTGCTCGTTGCTAATTCTGATCCTTTGACAAGAGCAGGAGCAAAAGCTAACTCAGCTTCAAGTCCTAATCTGGATTCAGGGTCTTTTAAATCTAATTTTTCACCATCAAAAGCATAACCTCTAGCAATATTCGTTGGACTAAAATAAACTCCAGCTGCAGGAATTATTCCTTTTGCAATCTGTTGTGCATATTTACCAAACATTCCTTTGCCTGCTGCTGCCGCTGTTCCAGCTGTTGCAGTTCCTGCTGCAGCTCTTTCTGTTAATGAAGGAGCTATTTCTGGAGGTAGTCCTTCTCCAATACCAGCAGATAATTCATACTCTCTTCTAACAACTCCAAGATCCCTTAATGCTTCTGGAATATATTGTGAACCAATCATTGCTGGTAAAACAGAAGCTGCAAATACTTTGTCTATAAAAGGCATTTTAGGAGAAGTTCCTGATAGCTTATCGTAAATACCCTTTGCATTTGGATTAGCTAAAAATTCTTTAATGGTTCTAGCTTTACCTACATCAATAGTGACTCCTGTCTTAGCAAAATTATCTTCAAGGTTTAGGCCTAATCCTTTTAATTCAGAAATTCGTTGTAAGCCATAAACTTGTGTAGGTGATTTAATGGATAGTTTAGGTACATTTGCTTCATTTAATCCTCTAGTGTTCTTAATAAATTCTTTTCTCTTCTCTTCAAAATTTTTTATAACTTGTTCTGGATTTCCTCTATTAGACTTTACCGCGCTTTTTAATTTTTCAATGTGTTTCTCAAAGTCTTTAACAAATAAAGCATAGTTTTGTGTATTTAATTTTCCTTCTAAAATATTTACAAATGTTCCATAAGGAGCCATTCCTGTTCTAGCTGTTGCTTTAACTCCAGCTATCTCATTTAAGTTTACTCCATAAGGATTCTTTTTTCTTGGATCATAAACAGGTATCCCTGCCTCATTTAAAATTTTTCTAGCTTGTCTCTTCATGCTACTAAGATCTTTAGTATCAAAGTAAGTATCTCCTACGTCATTCGTAATTGCATCTAATGCTGCACGATAAGGAGCTTCTGCATAAATACTTTTCCATGGAAATCTATCTATGTCTCTAAACAAACTAGTAGCTATTTTTTTATTTACTGGAAGTTTAAGTTTTCCAACGTTTAAAAACTCTGTTCCATTTAAAACTTGGGCCAATCTATAAGTTGCAAAACTTCCTTGATTAGGAGTCATTCCTAATTTTTTAAATCTTTCTATGGCAATTTTTTCTGGGACGACTTTTCCTTTTTTTAAATACGAGCTTGTAATGGGATCTCTAAATAATTGATAAACTCTTTTTTCAACTTCTGGTGTAATTCCATATTTACTGCCTTTACGTAAATAATAATCTTTTATTTTTTGCAACTGTGTTTCATTTGGATTCTTAATTATCCAAGTAGGCTTACCTTGACCTAGATCTACAGCTTTCATTTTTAAATCCTTCATTAAGAAATTTTCTGCAAATCTAGCAGAACCTAAATTTCTTCTTGTACCTGAAGCTTCACGTAAAATAGGTTCTAATATCTGTTCTCTTAATCCACCTAAAATTCTTTTCTTTCCCGTGACTGGATGAGTCACGACTCTTCCTTCCTTACCAACTAATTTTGCAAGATCAGTTAAAGTAATGTAGCTACCTCTTTTATAAAGATTAAAATTTTTACTTTTGTTTTTATACTTTTGATATGTATTCGTTATGTTTCTTCTTTGGCCAGGAGTTAATTCTTCCCACTTTCCTTTGATAGATTCAAATTGACTTTGAGTTTTAAATTTATTGTAAATAGAATCAGGATTTAAATATTCAGTTTCATAGAATTTCTTTACCTCTCCTCCTAATCCAAAATTAACTCTACCTCCCATTGCCATTAAGACTGAATCATCTTCGACTGGAGCTTGACCCGTTAAAGGTCTGTCAATTTGTTGAATGGCTCTTCTTTGTAAATACTCTTCGTATGTTTCTTGTGTTGGATCATAAGTTCCTCTTAGTTCATCTTTCAATGGACCAGGCGACATCATATCAATGACGTCTGCTTTTAAATTCTTATCTTTTTCTTCTGTGGAAATATTTGTAGTTGGAGAAACTTTCTTTAGACTCTCGACGCTCGCATCTAGCTTCGAGGGTCGGGCAGGGCGAGTCAGATATTTCATCATCTGAATGTTCTCAGAGAATTTCATATGACTATAACCCCATTAAATAGTTTAGACCGCCGCTTGCATTTTTAGTTCTTGTAGTATTTTTTATAATGTTTAGTATTTGATCTTTGTCCATACCTTTATCCATCATTAATAATGCTTCATCAAGAGTAGCCATAACTTCGGCTCTTCTTTGTGGATTGTCGTCAATAACAATTTTCTTTAACAAATCATCTGAAATTTTATCTTGGTACTTTGCATAAATTTGTTCATTAGTAAGTCCCATTGGTTCTTTCATACCAACATCGGCTGCTGCTTCCATTGCATCCATTTCTCTTTGAGCAGCTTGTTCATACATATTTTTAGCTGCCCTTTTTCTCATAATATCTCCGTATTGTTGTT